GAGCCCATGACTCTCAAAGCATTGGTCAGAGAGCGTATCGAAGCTGGGAAAGATATGCCCTCTGATCTATTTAACGTGTTCGCAGGAAACAGAACCAAAATAATAAGGAAATAAACATGAACAAAGCACAAAGTACAATTGACCAAGGAACAAAAAAGTCCAACGCAGTAGCTGAGAAAGTAGCTGCGGGAGCTTTAGCTGTAAGCATCTTTGAAGATGATGCAGATAAAGGTCTAGGTAATGTAGGTCATGAAGATCTAGCATTACCTTTTCTTAAAATACTAGGACAACTATCTCCAGAAGTTAATAAAAGAGATGGTAAATATGTTCAAGGTGCAGAACCTGGAATGATTTACAATTCTGTAACTGGAGAATTATTTGATGGTGAAAAAGGAATCAACGTTCTACCATGTCATTACAAATTAGAATACATTGAATGGCAAGATAGAGGTGAAGGTTCTGGTGCTCCAGTTGGAATACACTCTTCATCAAGTGATATAATGACAAAAACAAAAAGAGATGCTTCTTTTAAAGACAGATTACCAAATGGTAATTATGTTGAAAAAACTGCAAGTCATTTCTTAATTGTTTGTGGTCAAACTCCAACTACAGCTTTACTTGCTATGAAATCTACGCAATTAAAGATTAGTAGAAAATGGAATAGTATGATGGCTGGTATTAAGATGAAGGGTAAAAATGGTTTGTTTACTCCAGCATCTTTTAGTCACATATATAAATTAAGAACTGTTCAACAATCTAATGATAAAGGCACATGGTTTGGTTGGGAAGTTAATAAAGTAGGTCCTGTAGAGGATGCTGCTTTATATCAACAAGCTAAAGCATTTGCTGAAAGTGTTTCTAAAGGAGACGTTAAAGTGAAACACGGTGAGACTAACGGATCTGATAAAGGATCTGAAGCTCATTTCTAATTCCTTTCGTTGATATGTGGGCAAGCAATTGCCCACATTAAATAATTATAGAGGGCTAAATGGAAAGAAAGTTTATAGAATATTTTACTGGGCTACAAAGAAATTTTGGATTTGCAGACTTAACTAAAAATATAAAAGATCCCACTACCGGTAAATTAAAACCAGAATATGGTTGGTCAAAACAACCTATTACTGATGAAGATTATTTAGATCATTTAAAAGGAAACAAGTCTATAGGTATTCAACCATGTGATGATGAAGGCATGGCTAGATTTGGAGCTGTAGATATTGATTCTAAAGATTACAAAGATTTTTCAATTAAAAAATACTTAGACATTATAAAAAAGTATGACCTTCCTTTGATACCCATTAAATCTAAAAGTGGTGGATTACATCTTTATGTATTTTTAAAAGAACCTGTTAAAGCATTAATTATTAAAAAATTTTTAGAAAGTTTATTATTCACATTACAACTTCCATTAAGAATAGAAATATTTCCTAAACAAACGGAATTAGGCAAAGATTCTGAAGGTAATTTTATTAATGGTAACTTTATTAATCTTCCATATTACAATAAATCTGAAAGAGTAGCTGTTAACTTTGATGGTAAAGCATTTACATTTGATCAATTTATACAAGTCATAGAAGCAAATTTAAAAACTGAAAAAGAATTAGAAGAGTTTTCATTAGCCCACGTGAAAACTGTACTACAGGGAGGCCCATCCGAGTTTGATGATGGTCCTCCTTGTCTACAGATGATGACAAAGCAAGAATTAAATGATGGTAGAGACAGATGGTTATATAATTACATGGTGTTTGCAAAAAAGAAATACCAAGATAAGTGGGAAGACATGGTTGTAGATGCTCCTAAAAAATATTTTTTAAAAGATTCCAATGGATTAGTTGTAGATGATTGGGGTGAAAAGAAAGTAAGAGATAAAATTAGATCTTGGAAAAAAGATTCTACTAAAGGATATACATGTACACAAGATCCTATTGCTAATTTTTGCATGAAATCAGAATGTGCTAAAAGGAAATATGGATTTTTATCTGATAAAAAAGTATTGTTTCCTAAATTATCTAGTTTAGTTAAAATTAAATATCCAGAGCCAGAATATACTTTTAACGTAGAATTACCAAATGGTGATTCTAAAAGTGTTAAAGCTAGGCATATTAAACAAATAGTTTTACAAGAAGAAATAAGATCTATTATTGCAGCTGCTGCCGACTTTGTTCCTCCAAAAGTAAAATCAAATGAGTTTCAAGAAGTATTAGATAATTTATTTCCACCAAAAGAAGAATTATTACCTCCTAAAGGAACTACTCCAGATGAACAATTGGAAGAATATTTAAAAGAATATGTTAATGGACCACAAGCTAAATCTAATGCAGCATTTAAAACTGGAGCTGTATTAATAGAAGGTGAGTATGCATATTTTAAATATCAAAGTTTTTATAATTCTTTAAAAGGTAAGGATTGGAAAGAAAACAAATCTAAAACGGCAGAAAAAATAATACAGATTGGTGGTGGAAAAGAAAAAACAAAGATCAATGTACCTAAACGATTTCCTAAAAAACAAGGTGAGAAAGAATCTCATGATCCAATTGATGTAATACAAATACCAATTGATAAATTTAAAATTAAATCTTCAAAACCTGAAGTGATGCCAATTAAATCTAAAAAAGATATATTCTAATGATTAGAAAAATATTAGGTCCTCCAGGAACAGGTAAGACAAGAAGACTATTAAATGAAGTAGATAATTACTTAAAGAAAGGAATACCTTTAAATAGAATAGGTTATTTTGCATTTACAAGAAAAGCAGCTAATGAAGCAAGAGAAAGATTCTTAAATTTAAATAAAGATATAATGAAAACAGATGCTAAATTTTTTCAAACGTTACATTCTTTAGCTTTTCATACACTGGGTATGAGTGAAGATAATGTCATGCAACCCGTTCATTATGAACAGATAGGCAAAGAATTAAGTATACGAGTTAAATACACAAATGATTCTGAAGAAAACTGTTATATGAATTGTGATAATGAATATTTCAAATTAATTAATAAATCACGAGTTAAATGTATTTCTATTGAGGATGAATTTAATACTAATGAATGGAGCAGAGACATAGATTTAGATACATTAAATCATATTAATTTAAACCTTATAAACTATAAGAAAGCTTATAACTTAGATGATTATACAGATATGATTGAGAAATTTGTCCTTAATTCAGATCGATGTCCATTATTTGAAGTTATATTTATTGATGAGGCTCAAGATTTATCACCTATACAATGGAAGATGTTTGATGTTTTAAAATCAAAATCTAAGGATATATTTTTAGCAGGAGATGATGACCAGGCTATATTTGCATGGGCTGGAGCTGATGTTAATAGATTTATAGATGAACCAGCAGAAGAAGAAGTATTACAACAATCTGAACGTATACCGTTAGCTATTCAAGAATTATCTAATACAATATTAAATAGAATACAGGGTAAAAGAAAAGAAAAAATATATCACGCAAAAAAAGACAAAGATGGAAATGTAGTTCAAGGTAAAGTGGACACTATATTTGATATAGATAATTTAGATTTAACAAAAGGTAATTGGTTAATATTAACACGAACAACTTATAGATCAGATGAGATATCTGATCTATTAAAAGAAAAGAAACTATATTTTAAAAATAGATATGGAAAAAGTATAGACCATAAACTTTACAAATCAGTTCTTAAATGGACAGAATTAACAAAAGGAAGAGAAATATCTGTTGCAGATTGTAAAGATATTTATGAATATTTAGATGATAATTTTAATGAAAAGAAGTTTGAAAACAAAAGTTCTGTTAGAATTGAAGATTTAGGTTTTACTCTTGGAGTAACTTGGTTTGATGCATTTACAAATTTAGATCAAGAAAAAGAATTATACATTAGAACATTGTTAACTAATGGTGAGAAATTATCTGAAGAACCGAGAATAGAAATATCAACCATTCATGCAGCAAAAGGTGGTGAATGTAGAAATGTTATTCTTGTTTTAGATAATGCAAGGAAGATAAGACAATCTATAGAAGAAAGTATAGATAAACAGGATGAAGAGCATAGAGTTTGGTATGTGGGTGTAACAAGATCTATGGAAAATCTTTATATATTAAAATCAAAAAAGGAATGGAAAGGTTATCAACTATGAGTAATAAGTCATTTTTTAAACAGGTGGGAGGTGCACATTATAAGAAATATGAAATACAACCTTCTTTATTTATTAACAAAAATAAGATACTATTCGCAGAAGGTAATGCCATCAAATATATTTGTAGGCATCAAGATAAAGGAAAGAAACAGGATTTGTTAAAAGCAATCCATTATATAGAAATGATTATAGAAAGGGACTACGAATGAAAGTACCACTATTTGAAGCACAAAAGGAATGGGTAGAACCAGAAGAATTTCCAGATCTACGATCTTATGATGAGATTGCAGTAGACTTAGAAACAAGAGATCCTGATTTAAAAAAGAAAGGATCGGGTTCTGTTATAGGTAATGGAGAAGTCATTGGTATTGCTGTTGCTGTACCCGGAAGATCTTTTTATTTTCCCATAGCCCACGGCTCAGGGCCTAACATGGATAAGAAAAAAGTTTTAGAATGGTTTAAAGACACTATGGCTACTCCAGCATTAAAAATATTTCATAATGCAATGTATGACGTTTGTTGGATTAGACAAATGGGTATTAAAATCAACGGTTTAATCGTAGATACTATGATTGCTGCATCTTTAATTGATGAAAATAGATTTCAATATAGTTTAAATATGTTGTCTTGGGATTATCTTGGTTATGGTAAAAGTGAAGCTGCATTAAATGAAGCTGCTAAATCAAGAGGGTTAGATCCTAAAGAGGATATGTGGCAACTTCCAGCCATGGAGGTAGGTGCATATGCTGAAAAGGATGCTGAACTTACATTAGAGTTATGGCAAATATTTAAAAAAGAAATAGTTCATCAAGATATAGAATCTATATTTAGTTTAGAAACTGATTTATTTCCTTGTTTAGTTGATATGCGATTTAAAGGAGTAAGAGTTGATATAGAACGAGCACACAAGCTGAAACAACAATTAACAGCACAAGAACATGAACTGTTATTAAAAGTAAAAGCAGAAACAGGGATAGAGACACAGATTTGGGCTGCAAGAAGCATTGCAACAGTTTTTGATAAACTTGGTTTACCTTATGACAGAACTGAGAAATCATCTGCGCCTTCCTTTACGAAGAATTTTTTACAAGAACATTCTCACCCTATAGTTCAAATGATTGCAAAAGCAAGAGAAATCAATAAAGCACATACAACTTTTATTGATACAATCATTCGATATGAACATAAGGGACGTATTCATGCTGAGATCAATCAAATTAGATCAGATCAAGGAGGTACTGTAACTGGACGATTTAGTTATAATAATCCAAATCTACAGCAACTTCCAGCAAGGAACAAGGATCTAGGACCACTGATTAGATCTTTATTCTTGCCTGAAGAAGGTCATACTTGGGGTTGTTTTGACTATTCACAACAAGAACCAAGACTCGTTGTACACTATGCATCTTTATATAAATTTCCATCTGTTTATGATGTAGTTGAATCTTATAAAGATAATCCTAATACAGACTTTCACCAGGTGGTTGCTGATATGGCAAACATTCCAAGATCACAAGCTAAAACCATTAATTTAGGTTTATTTTATGGAATGGGTAAAGCAAAGTTACAAGCTGAACTTGGTGTATCAAAAGAAAAAGCTGCAGAACTATTTGAACAGTATCATGCTAAAGTTCCATTTGTTAAACAATTAACAAATGCTGCTTCTAATAGATCTCAAGAACGTGGTCAAATAAGAACGTTGCTTGGTAGATTATGCAGATTTCATTTATGGGAACCAAATCAATTTGGTATGCATAAAGCATTGCCTCATGAAGAAGCACTCCAGGAACATGGACCAGGGATCAGAAGAGCATTTACTTACAAAGCTTTAAATAAATTAATTCAAGGGTCAGCTGCCGATATGACTAAAAAAGCAATGCTTGAATTATATAAAGAAGGAATAGTTGCTCATATTCAAATTCATGATGAATTAGATTTATCAGTTGAATCTCCTGAACATGCTAAAAAAATAATTGATATAATGGAAAATGCTATTCAATTAGAAGTTCCAAATAAAGTAGACTATGAATCTGGTGAAAACTGGGGCGATATATACGATTGATTATGTCTTATTTAAATGCTAACATTCCACCAATTTATTGTAACATAAGAAGGGAGTACTTGTATGACTTTAAACAGCATCACGGAGAAACTGAAAGTTGTGTGGTCTTTGGTATTGCGAGTATACCTGGCCGTGCAATATTATTCCATTGCATACTTGAATCAGGTGCAATCTATTTCAGATTACCTATCAGCGCTTTTATTCAAAAAAGTTTTGATCGCAGAAACGTACCAGATCAAGATCTCAAAGATCTTGAATTATGGAATTCATTTAGTTATTTTCCTAACGTTATCTGCTTTGATTTTTTAAAAGGACAATCTTGTAAATATTTTAGTAATGGTAAAACATATGATGCAGAATATTTATTTACTATTGACTGGGCTCATCCAGATGCTAATATCCTCAATACAGAACATTCCGAAATGGTTTCAGAACATAAGTGTGCTCATGTTCTCAAGCTTATTAACGGTAATTTCTCTGCTCAGCCTAACAATCGCATTCTTTGGAATGTGCCTAATTTCACTAATTATTCAGGGGTACCAGACTATAAAGTCCAAACTACTGAATGGAATGTTGAAAATAAAAATTGGTTAACAGACGGGAATGATGAAATGTTTTACGACATTAAAAACAAAGACTAATTGTATCAACAATTTAACAGCTGGATGCTGTTTATTAAATCACTGTAAATGCTATGACAACAAAGATTTTAACGATCTGGAAGTACATAATTATAGCGATCTTAGCCTTCTTGTTAGGTACGTTCTTTCCGAACCCAGTCGCCAAGAAGAAAACTGAAAACGCCATTATCGCCTGGGCAAAAAGCCTAGGGTTTGGACCTCCAAGGTTTGAATATCACAATAACGAAGAGTTTGTAGATTCTCTTAAAAAATGTATAGCCTACCTCAATTTTGAAATACCAGCCAATAAACATATAAATACAGAACTAATAGTAGCCCAAGCCATCGTTGAATCTAATTACGGAACATCACGTTTTGCACGAGAAGGAAACAACTTATTTGGTATAAGGGTATGGTCAAAAGAAGGTATGTTACCATATAAACAGCCAGATTATATAGAATGGCGTGTGAGAGTCTTTAAAAGTAAGTGCGAATCTGTTAAGTATTACATAGAAATTCTAAATACAAAACAAGTGTATGCAGAATTTAGAAAAGCTAGAGATATGTCATTTAATAGAGATCCTATTAGAATGGCAAAAGCGTTAGATAGTTTTTCTACAAACAAAGAATATGAAAAACACGTTATAGAAGTTATTAATAGATTAAGAAATGTTACTAAGTGAAAATTTTACATTGGATGAATTAACAAAGTCACAAGAAGCTATTAGACTTGGAATAGATAATAATCCTAATGATGAACACATTACTAATTTAATTTTACTTTGTAAAAATATACTACAACCCATTAGAAATCATTTTAAAATGCCAGTATCTGTATCTTCTGGTTTTAGATCGGCAGCACTTTGTGAGGCTATTGGGTCTTCAGCTAAAAGCCAACATACCAAGGGCCAAGCAGCAGATTTTGAGATATTTGGTGTACATAACAAAGAATTAAGTGATTGGATCGTTAAAAATCTTGATTACGATCAATGTATATTAGAATTTTGGAACCCTAACGACCCTAACTCAGGGTGGGTTCATTGTAGTTATAATGATGAAGATGGTAATAGAAAACAATATTTAAGGGCTAGTAAAGTTAATAATGCAATTATATACTACCCAATGGTATGAAAAAATTTACAATTGATTCTTTAATTGTTCATGGTATTTGCCCTGGCTGTAAAGAATTAACTCCCCTGGTATCTATAATAGATAATATTTATAAATGCACTAATTGTGGAAATGAACTTGAACAATATGTCAATGGTGTTATTAAATATTTACCAATGAATAATAAAAAAACACGAAAAATAATTCTTAGTAAAGATAAATAATGGCAAGAAAAATAAGTATAGGAAATGGTCAATTTATTAAACAAACTAATAAAAAAAGACCTGGACGTCATTCTAAAAAACCCAATAAAAGAAACACGCATAAAGTGTATAGGGGACAAGGTCGTAGATAATCTATTTGACACATAAAATAATTTAGGATATAATCCTACATTATAAACAAATAAGAAAGGTTATAAATGACTGATATAAGTAAATACAAAAATGTAACTTTGTCTAAAGAAGCTTATGCCAAATTAGATAAAATAAGAAGAGTGATTGCTCCTCCCGTTGTTGTGAGTAGATCACAAACAGTTGCTATTTTAATTGAAGAGAAAGCGAAGAGTCTAAATGGTAAAATGTCTAAGTAATTTAAATGTTCATATGGAAGATAAACCTCTTCCTTCAGAACAAAGATTATGGAAAGCAGTATTATGCCAAATGCTTTACGATGCTCTTTCAGATTTTGAAAATAAAGCCATGAGTAAAAATGAAAAAGATGCAGCTGAACGTTGGTTTATATATAAAACAAAAGATTTTGTTGATGTATGTATTTATGCTGGATTTGATCCTGATTATATACATAACAAAGTAAACAAACTTTTAAACTTAAAGAAATTAAAACGTCTTGGAATAGTTTGGAATCATAATAGAAAGGCAAAACATGAAAATAATATGCCCAGAATGTAAAGGTAATGGTTATATTACAACTTATTTTCAAGGTGAAAAAGAACCTCATTATAAAGATTGTAAGTATTGTAATAACCAAGGTGAACTAAAAGAAAAAGATGTCAAAAAATTAATGAACTATGAAAGGATGCAACAATGACATTTACTAATTATAAAAAAGCAATTGCAAAATTATTAAAAGCATACCACAAAAAATGGGATTGCTTTGGTAATAAAAAAAAAGGTAAAAAATGAACTTATTATGTGAAACACTCATTATAATTGCACTGATAGTTATAATGATACAAATTTTTAAATGGTACAAATGAACATATTTCATTTAGATAAGAAACCTGATGTTTGCGCAAAATATCATTGCGATAAACATGTAGTTAAAATGATTCTTGAAACTGCGCAGATGTTATCAACTGCCTATCAAAGACATTTTGGTACAAATGATAAGTTATATAAAACAGCTTATCCAAAACACCCAATGACTTTGTGGGTAGGAGACTCTAAAGAAAACTTTTTATGGACCATGGAATTAATGAAAAGTTTATTATCTCAATATACTTTACGTTATAAAAAAGTTCATTCATCATCACGTATTTATGATGTATTAAAAACTTTAGATATAACTAATTTTCCATCATCTGGTTTTACTAAACCTCCTTTATGTATGCCTGATACATATAAAGTAGATGACTATATTCAATCTTATAAAAATTATTATGTGGCTGAAAAAAAACCTTTTGCTAAATACACAGCCGTTAATATACCGGAGTTTATGATATGAGTGATAAAGGACCTAATGATCTAGAATGGATCATAGAACGATATAAAAAAGAAAACTATAGATTAGAAATGGAAATTGAAATGCTTAAAAAAGATATTGAATTCTTGCGTGAAGAACTTCAAGCTAGAGCCCTGGAGAAAAGAAATGACTGGTAAAAAAGAAGCTAAGACAGCTAAACTTATTATCCACAGTGCAATTAAATATTGGGTAGAACCAACTAAATATGGTTATGAAATACGGGTCTTGGATGAGGGAGATCACATTACAAGTATTGAATGTCATATGAAAAAGAAATATAGACCTCATGACGAAGAAAAATTTAGACGATAAATTAAAAATAGTTTATGACGAGTTGTTTGAAAAGGCCGCTGATCTTATCTTACGATTTGAAAACCCTCAAATCGTGGCCTCGACCCTTATGGCACAAGCCATCCGACTCTATAGGACCATATTAACCGAAAAAGAATTTGAAGAAATGATAGAAATTGTACTTAAAAATGCTCATGAAGTGAAACCTTTTATATTTCATAAACTACATTAATGATAATAGATTTAAATAAATTTCACGATATAACTAATTTTAATGTTGATCTAACTGATACAACACCCACTCTTTATTTTTTTATTTCAGTAAATAAAACTACTCCAAGATATATTAGAAAAAATGGTGAGTATATTTTAAATAAAAATGGTAATATTGTAATGGATAAAGGTTATGATGTATTTGAATTAGTTCCTAGAGTTCTTAAATATATAGGTGAAACAACTCATTTTTTATCAAGATTACATGATCATTATAATAGAGAATATGCAAGTGAAGTAGGTAAAGTATTTACTCATTTTAGATGTGTTAGGGGTTTTAAAAGATTAAGTTATGATTCAGTAAGAATTCATCATGAAACAATACTTGTTAGAAAATATTTACCTGAAATTAATAAAGCTGCACAATTTTCAGATATTCAAAAATTAATACTTTTAAATTCACAAGGTAAAGTATCTCCACGTGAACTTTCTGAACCTTATCTTTTACATGCAAGAGATATCTATCTTGCTTATAGAGCCTGGGAAAAAGAAGATCTTAATTATATAAAAAATAATTTAGTAATAAGAGTTAATAAAGCTGGAATTAATAAACCAGGTAAACGTAATAGTATATCTTTTCTTGATCGAAAAGGTAAAAAGATGAAATTTTGTAATTGGTTTCAAACGGTGGTCAAAAGACTTCATGTTAAACAAATTGAATCTTATAAAACATATAACAGTAATTATTATATGTATTTAAAAATGTATGTTCCTGAAGAATATGAAAAAAAGATATTGAGACAAAGAATTTATAATAAAGAATATCAAAATCTTAATAAAGATTATTATGACATTTATAGAAAACTTACTTCTAAAAATAAAAACCAACTTAATTTATTATGAGTTATTTAGTTTTAATTTTAATGGCCATACTGATATGGTGGGTAGTGTGTTCACTATGAGCAATAAAAAAAGAAGAGCAGAATGGGGTAAAGGTTGGGATGGAAGAAGCCGTATTCCTGATGAAACATTTAAAAAGAATTATAATGAAATAGATTGGTCTTATGTAAAGAAGACTGAAGTTATAACTCCTGAAGAATATGAAACTAATTTATTAAAGAAGGAACATGATATTAAATAAAAAATTTATTTATCCTACCAGTTCGAGAGCTCTTTTTGAGGGAGAACGTCATTACGATGTCAATGCTGAGAAGCTTCCATCGGTGACAACGATACTCCAGGCGACACAGCCAGAAGAAAAAAGATTAGCCCTTGAAGCATGGAAGAATAGAGTTGGAGTTGATGCAGCAGATAAAGTTAAGAACGATGCAGCGACTCGTGGAACTGCAATGCATACACACCTGGAGAAGTTTTTACTCGGTGAAGGATATTTGGATCTTACGACCGAGGGACAAGAATCAAGGACCATGGCTGATGAGATTATTAATAAGGGTTTAAAAAATAGACTTGTAGAATTTTGGGGACTTGAAGTGACTTTATTTTATCCGGAACTTTATGCAGGCGCAACGGATGTTGTTGGAGTGTATGATGGCTCAGAAGCCATTGTAGATTTTAAACAAAGTAATAAACCTAAAAGAAGAGAGTGGATAGAAGATTATAAATTACAACTCGCAGCTTATGCTCTTGCACATAATGAAGTTTACGGGACCAACATTCAAAAGGGAGTTAATTTAATTTGTACAAAAGATAATTTTTATCAAGAATTTATTTTTGATGGTGAAGAATTTAAACAAGCGAAGTATGAATTTTTAAGAAGAGTTGATCAATATTATGCTCAAAAAAACAAGCAAAATAGCGGTTAATTTAATGTATTGACATATTATCCTACATAATATATAATTGGGCCATGAAAGAAACAAAGGAGAATAAAATGATCTGTATCGAGTGCGAAGGTAAAGGTTACTTTGAGGATGTAATCTCAGAAGGTTTACAGCCAGGAGATCCTTATCTAGAACCTCACATCGAAAGATGTGATGAATGTAAAGTGTTTGCCAACGATGAAGAAGCAGTAAAACATCATATGAAAGGAGAAAAAGATGAATAATAAAATGATACCCTTTAGTTTGTGGTCTGAAGATGATGGTAAAAAAGTATTTAAAGTAAAACAATACTATACTTTAACTGTTGAACAATACGTCAAAGCAAAAGATCGAGATGAAGCTTTTGACATATGGTTAGATAATGGTGGAATCATTCATGATAAAATCACTAGGTATTTAACTCAAGAAAGTTTTAATGAGTGTGAAACTTCATTTATTGATACAAACACTCCTGAAACTAATATTGAATATGTTGGAACTATTACTCGAATCAGTAAGGATGATCCTTATGAATTGGAATGCAATACCGATGTTCCAGAATATGAAGATGAAAACAAAGTTGTACCTTTTAATAAACAGTTTGGGAGACACGCATGATTGAATTATTTAATGATATCTATCGATTCGTTATTTCAGGTGTTGCAATTAGCTTTCTTGTTGCAGCTTTATTTTTATGGTATTGTGTACATAGAGATATGAAAGAAAAAGAATCTTTTGATGAAAAATATAGAAAAAGTAGAGACATAAAGGATAATCAATGGAAATAAGTAAAAAGTTTAAATTTAAAAAAGTAAAAAAATCTGATTTTAAAGAAGAACTTTTGTATTATCTTTCTTTGTATGAAGATCTTAAAAGTAAAAGCAATAAACCAATACCTTCAGTTAGAGATCTTTTAACGATTGGTGTTGAGAAAGCTTTAAAAAATAAAAACTATAGAGAAGCTAAAATTCATCTGTTAACTTTAGGAGTTAAAGAGGAATACCTTGATGATTACATCAGGGGACGTAAACAACTAAGAAAGGTAAATTAATATGATAACATTAGAACAACTATCAGAAAAAATGATTGATGATTGGAAAGCTGGAAACTATACGAAAGCTTATAATGATTATGATGCATTACTTTCTGGTAGAGAAATGAAAGAAATCTTTATCGAAGAAGCTAGAAAAAAAGCTGAAGTAGGAGAAGAAGGCGATATTATGTATGTAGCCGATCAGCTTGAAGAATGGATCGATGAAGGTATTGCTAATTTGCAGTAGCAGGGAGCAAGGCACAAGGACCAAGAAACACGGCCAGATATCATATACGCACCCTCGCAGGAACACGGCCCGGGGAGACTCGGGGTCTGGCCACAACCCCAAAAAGTACTACAATGACTACAATTGTAGGGAGTTTATTTTACAAAAAAGATATACAAATCAATGGTTTAAACCATTGTAGCCTTTATAAGGACTTTTTGGAGGGTAAAAATATTTTTTTTTGAAAAAAATTTTTGGGAAAAAAACACCCCAAAAGCACTACAATCTGACTAAGTCATTGATTTATATGATTAATTTGACGAAAAAAAAGGCTACAATTGTAGGTCATTGTAGCTTTTTTGCAAATAAGCTAGTAAAATCAAAGGTCATTTTTACTACAATTTTCCTACAATTTTCGTCTTTAAGTCATTGATTTATATGACTAATTTGACTACCCCAAAATAAGCATTGTATACCAATGGTTTTAGAGGGGTCTATCCGTATGGTCTTACCTTTTTTGTTTTTGAATAGAATTTAAATAGGGTATAAAAAGTTTCTTATGAAAAAACTTCCATATAATTTGTATAAAATTGAATGGGAAGATATTTGTAGCGATTCTGGATGGGCTACCGATCTTGAATTTAATCGTATGGACGTAAGTCATTGTATTTCAATTGGTTTTATTTATAGAAAAACTAAAAATTATGTTTGGATCTTTTCTTCGTATGAGATAGACAACTTGGGCGAAATTACATTTGGAGATAGAACTGTAATTCCCGCATCTAACATCAAAACAATGGAGAAAATAAATGGCTAAGAAGAAAAAAGAAGAAACTATCCAGGATATTATGGATAGAATTCAAGAAGATATTGATATCCTTAGAGATAAGGCTCAAGATCTAGAAGACAATCAATGTCAATGCGATTCTGATTCAGAAGGACCGGAAGACTGGTCTGATGATGAAGATGAGGACGAAGACGAATAGTCAACTAAAACTTTTTCTTTCTTTGGGGGCTGTTGTTTTTTATTAAGTCTAACATCTTTCTGTTTTTGTTTGACATCATTTTTTAATTCCTTAACTTCAACACCCTCAAGGATAGGAGCATATTGATCTAATACTTCTGCAAGTCGTTTATCTAATTCTTCTTCTGATAAATCTTCTAACTTACCTGTTCTAATAATCTTTTGTTCAATGTATAAACCAGCAGCCTTACCTCTAGCTACTTCTGCATTTACAGCAGCGCTCCAGGCTTTTTCTTCCCTGGCATTATCTCTAAGCTTTGCAAGTTCTGTTATATGACGTTCAAAAGTAACATCATATTTCTTTTGGTATTCTTCTCTGATCTCTCCAATGTATTGAACTACTAATGGATATAATTTTGGGTTTTGAAGTTTGCTAGCTGATATCTTAGCAGCATTGGTTGAATAGCCTGCAACAATAGCGCATTCGGTAGCAGTTTTTCTACCTTCGTTTGTAACAAGTTCATGAGCGAACTTTATTTGCATTTCTGTTAATTTCTTGGGCAATCCCATAGGTTGACTCATAAGCTAACTTTTGATATATGTCAACTGGGAGTTGGCTTACGACCGGATTTGCTTTTAGCGTCCCTGATACTGGACTCCCTGTTATTACACTTTTTCCAGCCAACTATCTCCATGGTTGGCTGGTTTTTAAATTATGTTAAACGGAAAGAATTTACTTGGAATTTTAGAAAAGTTCATAAAGAAATCTGAAGTTGGTGCTAACGCAAGAGTACAAGTTCAAATGCCTAATGGAGATCTTCATGACGTTGTTGAAATAAGATTAATGGAAAATATGCTTATTGGTCCAACAGAAACACATCGCATTGTATTAAAAACAGACAAAGAAAAACATAAAATGTCCAAGGTTATACGATCTAACCAGATAGTCTAATTGAAGGTATTGGTTAGTTTAAATTTTGAATGAAACCTGAGTCTAAATTTTGGTTAGAAATTAAGAAAAATATTATAGGAATTTCTTTCACCAGGCTTGAGTCTTGGGCCTCGGCTGGTGTTCCAGATCTCTTGTGTTATAATAAAAATAATAAATTCTTCACGATTGAATTAAAGGTATCAAAAGGAAACTTTCCAAGGTTTTCTCCCCACCAAATAAGCTTCCATATCAAACATCCAAAGAATAGTTTTATCTTGCAAAAGTGCCTCGGTCCTTGTGCCATAAAACTTTATGAAGGATCAAACATCCTGCGTCTCGTGAACCATGAGCCATGCGCCCCGCTTGCTGAATCATGGAACAGGGTCCAGGAATATCTTGTCAATGTGACATAGTGTCGCACCTGCTAATAAATACTTGCGGGCGGGACCCACCCTTAAAAAAAGCAACAAATAACTTGTGGGCGGGACCCACCCTTAATTTTTAAACCTGCGGGCTAATGGCACCTGCGCCTGTTCCTTCCCGCTTGCCTGCGGTCGGTATTTATTTATTTTTATTTGAGATTTTCTAGCCCCCAGGACGGGGGCTAGTTACAACGTAGGAAGATCTTTAGCCGTTACCGTAGTTTAAATTTGCCAGGAAGTATTCACCAGCCTGGATTTTTCTTTCGGTTTCTTTTGTGCCTTCATTCAAGAATAAACTTCTATATTTGGAAGTTGTTCTAGAATAATTCCAATAGTTTTTGTCTAATTCCACATAATCGGGGCCCATTGGATCGCCCGTAATTCGTGCAATTACACTGTTATAACTTTGGAAAGTTTTTCTTTTCACCGTATAGGATGGTGATCCATCTTGATGAAGGTATTCACTAATGATGAATTGGTTCGGGATTTTATTACCCTTACTACTCACCATATTTTCAACCTTTAGATGTGTGCTTCTCATATTGCTTTCTCCTTAATTGTTATTTTTCTTTCAACCTTTTCTTGTTTATCGTTTAAAGTTTTAAAATAATTTAAAACTTCATCTTGTGTTTCTTTAGGCAGCAGATCAAAACCTCCAAAGAAGTAAGATCCAACGGGATCTTTTAAAGCCTGCCTTCTTATTTTGTTTTGATGGTAATTGCCTATATTTTTTATAGTCATTTTACATTACCTATTAAGTTGTATAGATTTTGAAATTCTTCTTTTGCATCTACTTCTGAAAAATTCCAATCTATGTTTGTGTTAACAAGCAGCATCGCTTTAAGCTTAATCAATTGAAGCTTAAGCTTGCGATTCTGCCTAGTTAACTTTGTTATTGTTTTTTTCATACTTTCTTTCTTTCGTTAAGTGAATGCATCCAAGCCTAGTTCCGAACACCTTTACGTGTGTTATGCGATATCTTGGTTCTGCCTTATAATTTTTCAAAGCTACCAGCTGCATTCGATTCGTATTATATCCTATAATCTCCTATTGTGTCAAATGTTATTTTAATACTTGTGCCTTGTTCCCTGATGCACGGCTCATGCAACCTAGCTGTATTTTTCTAAAAAATACTTGCGGGCGGGTCCCACCCATTAAACTTAATAAATACATGTGGGCGGGCCCCACCCATATAAAAAAATAAAAATAAT